TGCATGAGGCCATGCCACGCATCCAGACAAGACACGCCGCGACCCTGACATTTAGGATTGCAGACAAGGACTTCAATCTTCTCGGAAAGCCGGACGATTACACCGACCACAACTTGAAGATGAACGCACTGGACACGATGAAAGCCAGCGCCACCCCGGTTTATGTGACCAGCGTAGCAACCCCGCTCAATGGGCGCTATGCCTGGGTGGAGAATGTCACCCTCAACCCGGATAAAATCGTACTGGAAACCGGGGAAGAAGCGTACATGGGGCAAATGATGTTGGTGGAGATCGACTCGTGAGTGAGTTCAGCATACGGAACCAGAGCGCCACCCGCCCGGAGTGGGTGCTGGCTCAGGCGTTTGACAAGCTGAAAATAGCCTACCGGTTCCAGGTTGCCCCGTTTGGATTTACCGGCCGGCGCGGGCAGTTCATTGTAGACTTTGTGGTATACGACCCGTTTGAAATCCCGGTGGAAGTTTACGGAACCTACTGGCACACCGGGCAATTCAGCAACGAAGACCGATTCCGGGAAGCGGTACTCTTCAACCACTATAAGCGGGAGGTGGTCCCGTTTTGGGAACCGGAACTGGTTGACATTGAATCGGCAATCGCAGCAGTGAGAAAGAAACTATGAACATCGAAGAAGAAATCCGAAAGATTTGGGGACAGATCAATTTGCTGAAAAGCAACAGATATGCAATGAGCCGACGCTGCTTATGCCAGGCGACTCACAACGCAAATCAGGCCACTGCGAATGCGACCTGGGTGGTGATGGCGCTGAACACGACGACCTATGATTACGTTGCAGCAGGCGAGACGGCCATGCACAGCAACGCAGTCAACAACAGCCGCATTTATGCCAGGATTGCGGGAGTGTATGGGATCACGGCGCAGCTCACGTTTGCCAGCAATGCCACGGGATTGAGACTGATTGGGATAGCGGTTAATCTAGCTGGTGTACCGGGTGCGTTTACTGCAATTGTGAATGCCCAACAATTCCCAGCCCATCCATCCTCAGACAGCGGCGTAAACATTGCCGCCACCTGTTACCTGAACGTCGGAGATTATATCGAGATGTTCGCCCGGCAGACATCAGGCGGCGCCCTTAACGTGTTGACCAATAACTACTCACCCGTATTGAGTTTGTCCTACCTCGGAGAATGACCCATGCAATGGCCTTTGATCAACCCACAAATCACCCAGGTCTTCGGAGCAAACCCGAACGACTACAAACAGTTTGGATACCCGGCTCATAATGGCCTGGACTTGTGGTCAGCTAACCCGGAGATCAGACCAGTATGTAACCAGGTGGTGATCAGCGCGGGGTGGGATCAGTACGGATATGGCAAGCTGGTGATTGCGCAATTCGGCGGAGTGAAATTCTACTACGCCCACCTGGATGAAGTCTTATGCAGACCCGGCGACGAACTGACCACCGATGATGTATTGGGGATCATGGGAAGCACGGGCAATTCGACCGGCCCGCACCTGCATTTGGGATTTAGGCGGGGGACAGCGGGGATCTGGAAAGGACACTTTGACCCGTTACCCTATCTGCAAGGGATATTGGAATTGGAGTTTGACGATAGAGCGCCGATTGTCACCCCGTTGCAGCCAACCGTCACCACGCTGGCTAAGATAAGCGGAGGGACGCTGGTCAAGACCAACAAAAGGGGACGGCAGACATTTAAGAGGATGAAGTATTTCTAAAGCCAGTTATCCACCGGAGAAGCGCCCTTATGCACAGAGGCAGCGTCATTATCTGCCAGAGACAGATAACGCCTGACCATCTCCAGCGACGCATGGCCCAGCAGACGTTGAAGCGTGAAGACATCCCCCCCATTGCGCAGGTATTGAATGGCAAAGGTGTGGCGGAACTTATGGACATTTGCGGACAGCACCCCTGAGCGTTCTCCCAGCGCATCAATCATGTGATAGAGACTGCCGCGATTGAGCGTGGCAAGGGTGGAAGTGGTAAACAGAAATGTTGTTTGTGGCTGAGAGGAAAGATACTTCCACAGCGCAGCCCGGGAATGTTTCTGAAAGTACACCGTCCTGGATTTCGTCTTCCTGCCAGACCCGAACGCCTGGATATGAACCGTTCCCGATTCTAAGTTGATGTCCTTATAAGTCAAACGACATAACTCACTTGCCCTTACCCCGGTATCCAGCAGGAGCAGCACAATTGCCCGATCTCGAAAAGCGGTCGGGCGTTTCATTGCAAACGACTTGCGGCGCATACTGAGGGCGAGGGTGGTGTACTCGCAGGCCCGGAGCAATGCCTTCACTTCCTCCCGTGTATAGGGCTGGATTTCTTCCTGAGCATAACGCGGGCGGGGTATCCTGCTATCTGGACGGTGAATTGGCAGGGTATCGCTGGCCCAATTGTAGAATGAGCGGACGGCCTTCCAAACGTTTTCGATGGACGCGCCGGCCAGTGGGGGATCATAGTCCGTTCGTAGGAATGCGAAGAAGGATTGAACGTTCTGTTCTGTGATTTGATCGACTTCGGGATTATCCAGATACCACTGCAATCTTTCCAGCGCCCACTGGTAGACAGCAAGGGTGGCCGGGGAATATCCATCGGCAAGGCGGACGATCTTAAAGCCCTGGATGGCGGCGGACAGTTTCAAGGTAAGCGCCCCCCGGTTGGGTGATTTACGAACCACAGGCCACTTTTACCAAAGCAGGTGGGTGGTAAGATGTTCCTGGTCGGGGCGAGAGGATTTGAACCTCCGACCTCTTGCACCCCATGCAAGCGCGCGGCGGTGAGAACCGGGGGGCTGTTACCAGGCTGAATGCGGGGGGTATGCGGCCCGTGGTTGGTGGTTGTTTTTGGCCGGGTAAGGTGACTGCGATTCATGTCTTTGTCACGCGTCGGTAAAGTGTGACCAGGAGCGTGAAGACCAATGCATAGATGCAGATGTTGACGATGAAGTTAATCCCCAGCTCTATCAAATAGACTGGAGCAGTGGCAATCATAATGTTACCTATGGTGATGCAAGTTGACATCAGCACACCCAGAAGCAATCCGAGAGAAGAAGATTTCCACTTATTCATAGAACATTAATTCTGATATAATTGTAAAATGGACACCATAGAAACATTCCTAAGCAGGCTTGCCCTGTTATTTGAGGGAAAAGCCACAGTCATCGAAGCGGGCAACGTGACTGCCCGGCTGATTTGTCCAGATATGGTTGTCATTCATCTGGGGGATCAGTCTTATTTAGTGGAGAGACCCGATAGTGTCTCTTCAATTCCTCAATCAAACGGGGATATTCTTGGGGAGGAATTTGATCCAGTATCAGCATAATCTTTTCTTTATCAGTTGGCTGGTCTAATATTTCATAGACTTCATCCCCAAGTTTATCGGCCAAACGTTTGAGGATGTCTTTCCTTTTGGGTACAAAAACCCCGTTCAAATAATAATTTACTGTTTGCTGAGTAATGCCCAACCACCGGGCGAATTCTGTTTCGCTTGCCTCAATTCCAATCTTATCCCCAGACCACTCTTTATACTTCCTGATAAACCATGCTTGAAACATATTTCTATTCTACCAAAACTAGACAAATGTCTTGACAAGTCACAAGTTGTTTGGTATATTTACTTGTAGATAACGAGTTACACAACTTGTAAGCGGAGGTGACATGAATAATAATCGGACAACGATCTACATTGACACAGACACTAAAGCAGGATTGGAAGAAATTGCCAAGCAGGATCAGCGCAGTTTGATTGACCAACTTCGCTGGCTTGTGCAAATGGAGCAAATGCGGCGGAACATTCGGCAAGTAGCAGAGAAAGAACTTAACAAATAATCCCTCCCGGCCTTTGCAAGGGGAGCGGGAAGGATTAGGAAGGACGAACGAGATGATTATATCACAGTTTTCTATAGGGGGAAGACAATGATTGTCAACACTGACTCGCGCGGACGAACCGAAACCGGACGTTATACCTGGCGCCCGATGATCCAGATGGAAGCGGATGACTACCCCCCCGATTCGAAGTATTGGGATTTGGCGACTGGTAATATGCAGAACGCCATCATCAAGATCATGCCCAACTGGGACGAACTGGCTGAACTGATTTGGCCGGGAAGCAGCATCGAGGAATATTCCTGGAAACAAATCAGCTTTGCAATCAAGGGAGCATTGAAGGGATATCAAAGTGGTGTACGCGACCTTTCTCAACTGTGCTGCATGGCATGGGAGGCGATAGCTGCGGCGGATCCCGGTTGTGTTTCATACAAGTACGATAACACGGAACGGGGGCAATAGAGAATGTGGCCCACATTTGGCCTGATTTTGGCGCTGTTATTCCTGTTCGGGATTGTGTTCAACTGGATCACCCACTTTGCAGAACGGAAGGGATGGATCGAGGGATACACGGCGCTATTTGTGGTGATTGGGGTAAGCGTGACGGTTGGGGGGATGGGGTTCCTGATCGGGTGGAAGAACGTGATGTACGTCTACGCCGGATTTGTGGCATCGGGAACACCCATGATCGTTGGATCGATTGCCCGCTATATGCTGGCGAGAGAGAGAGCGCAACGATGTCTCACAAACCACGACCCTGGCCAAACATAGCGGCAGAGGTGCGGGATCGGGCGGCGGAAGAGGCACAGAGTGGATACAAGGCCATCCGCCCGCTGCTCGAAAGGGATTGCACCAGAGATGAAGAGATAAGGCGGTTAGCCATCGCCCTGGATAAGTTTCAAAACATAAGCCGACTGCTGGAAAGCGTTGGCGCACAAACCAGACCGATATAAGGAGAATAACAGATGACGTACCAAGTAGCAGATTCACCCTGGCAGGTTGCAAGCAACCCCGAAGCATACAGCAACACCACCCAAGAATATTGGGGGGAGTGCAGTATCAACGCATGGTGGTGCGCGTTGGTATCCGGCATGGGGAAAGTCCCCTATGACCCGAAGACGTTGGACCCTAAGACCGGGAAAGCGCCCCGGCGATACACGGCGATTGATCTGGCCGTCAACCCGCTGGCCGAGTGCAACCTGGAATGGGATGTCAAGCGGTCGATGTTGGCTGAATTTGGGGAATGGAAAGACATCGTATGGCCGTCGATCCGCAACATGGGGATCATGGAAGCGTCAGAACTGGACGGCAAGTTTGTCCACGTTGAACTGGTGGAGAACGGAACTTACCAGAAAGATGGTGAGACCAAGAAGAAAACCACCTTCAATTTTATCCAGGTCTTTGATGATCGGGCAGGATGTTTGGCGGCATACCGGATGAAGAACGGGGAAGCGGCCCCAGTTGAGACCCCGGCCACCCCTCCACCCTCCAATGGGAAGGGCAAGGAGATCGAAGTGGCGTTGAAGTTTGCCCGCCCTGTGATTGCCGGCGCGGTGCGCAAAGCGGGGGGCGACATCCAGAAGGCGCATGATCTGGTGGCTGAGGCGATTGCCGGGCAGAGCATGATCAACAGGCATTTCACGGTTGACAGCCCGGAGATCATGGCAATGCTGATGGAAGAACTGAACCAAGTCGCGCCATTCTAGTATCGGGGTAGGGTGGTTGGGAATGATCCTGACCACCCGCACCAATGGGAGAGGACGAACATGGACAGAGAAGAAGTTATTGAGATTATCAGAAAGGCACGCGAGGAAGGGGAAATACCCGATCTGCATGGAGCCGACCTGTACGCAGTTGATCTGAGTGGTGTTGACTTGAGAAAGAGTAATTTGACCAGAGCTAATCTATCCTGCTGTGTGTTATACGGGGCTGAATTAAGCGATGCGAAACTTGACGGGATTGACCTACGCTGGAGTGACCTGCGCGGAGCTACAGGAAGTTTCTCAATATTCGGCGCTGGCAAGCACACTGCCATAGCTGCTGGCGGGTACATCTCCATTGGATGCGAACGCCATACCTACAAGCATTGGCTAAAACACTACATCAAGATTGGCGAGGTGAACGGATACACCGAAGCCGAGATCGAACGCTATGGCAAATGGATCAAAGATGCCGTGAAGTGGCTGGGAGAAGACGAACAATGAAAGTTATCAAGTTGGACAACCCGAACAAACTACCGCCCCATGAGAACTTGCGAGGCTATCCCGGCGGTTCGATTGAAGACGCGATCAGCGCCTACTTTGCACGGTATCAGAAAGCACCGGAAGTTGTCTACGTCCTGGACATGAAGACCACCAAGAATATCTTTTGCGAGGTGCCGAAATGATCTGGACATATACCAAAATCTCGATTGCATCCGGGGTATTTTGGGCGGCGGTAGTTTATTTCATCCTGCCCAGCTTCGCCCTTCTTAGCGGGTCTGTCGCATTCGTAGTTACCTTTTGCATGCTGGCATTCAACTATGGCGCGCATTGAAGCAGTACTCGTTGACAGTCGGGAGCCGGACTGGGTGCAAGGTCTGACATTTGGCGGCGCGCCAACCTCGGTCACGATGCTGGAGGAATGCGACATCAAAGCCATCACCAGCGACGGGCATACCCTGGTGGTGGAGCGCAAGACGCCGGACGATTTGCTGAACACGCTGAAAGAAGAGCGCCTATTCCCACAGATGACCCGGCTATCGGATGAGCGGCTCACCCAACAACTGGCAGGCTACCCGCCAACCTCCTGGCCCTACCTGCTGATTTGCGGGCAGTTATCCCCCGGCCCGAATGGTAAGGTGATGACCGAGCGGGGCGTCACCGGCTGGTCTTATGGGGCGGTGATGGGCGCATTGTTAAGCATCCAGGAGATGGGGGTATTTGTTGTCTTTTGTGGTGATACGGAATTTGAGAAGACCATCATCAGCCTGGGAAGCCGGGAACGGGATGGTGTGCAGAAGATTTTACCCCCCCGGCCAGCGGTGATGTTAGGCCCTGGGGCGGCGTTTTTGGCGAGTTTGCCTGGGATTGGACCAGAGCGGGTGATTGAACTGATGCGCTGGTCTGCCAACATCCCCGCCCATGCGCTGGCTGGCATTGTGGATTTGGAGATCGAAGCGCCACTACCGGAGAATACCCGCAAGCGAATCCGGGCAGTGTTGGGATTGAAAGATCGGCAAATCCTTGAAATATGGATGAACAACAGGGATGAGGAAGTGTTGAAAGTTTTGGAGAGGATGGGCAGCAATGTTTAGGAAAGCAACCAGAAGTCAAAGCAAACTGAGAATGACGATTGATGGCCCGGCGGGAAGCGGGAAGACCTACACCGCATTGAGATTTGCGCATGCCCTGGGTGGTCGGATTGCATTCATCGACTCGGAGCGGGGGAGCGCGTCCAAGTATGTGGGTGACAGCCCGGACGGTATCCCCTGGGATTTTGATGTGGTCGAGTTGACCAGTTTCAGCCCGGAGAAGTACACGGCGGCAATCGAAGCGGCGGGCAAGATGGGCTATCAAGTGCTGATAATCGACTCACTCTCCCACGCGTGGGAAGGGGTAGGCGGCGCGCTGGAAATCAAACAGCGGGTGGGTGAGAGCTGGAGCGCATGGCGGCATGTCACCCCCATTCACAACCGGATGGTGGACGCGATCCTGCAAAGCCCATGCCATGTCATCACCACCATGCGCAGCCGGATTGAGTATGTGCAGGAAGTGGACAGCAATGGTAAGACGGTGATCCGTAAAATCGGGATGGCGCCCATTCAGCGCCCCGGCTTTGAGTATGAGTTTGACATCGTTGCGGATATGGATTGGGCGCACATTATGACGGTGAGCAAGTCCCGCTGCACGGCGGTATCGGATATGAAGATGGAGTTTCCAGGCCCGGAGTTTATCGGTAAGGTGAAAGAATGGCTGGCGTCTGGTGAAAAGCCGGCCGAGAGGCCACTGCCTGAGCCGAGTGAGGATGTGAACTTCACCCCGGCGCAGCCTATTCCGGGAATTATCCTGGACAAACTGCTGGAGGAATACGGCGCGGAGGCGGTATTGGAAGCCAACGGGGGGAATATCCCCACCAGCGATGAAGAGATTGCAGCGGTGGCGGCGAGATTGACCGGGAGGATGGCATACGAAGAACAGAAAGCCGCAGATGACTACGGGGCGGAAGAGTAACCCGATTGCCTTATAACTCAACTGCCTGGGCTACCCGTGACATGCGGGCTTGCGCCGACTGGACACCGACGCAATAGACGGTAGTCTGGGCGAAAGAGAGAAAGGATGACAAGATGGACAGAGAATTGTATTATGACGCATTGACTAATACGGCATGGTTCTACCACTACGGAGCGGAAGAACCATACTCGCCAACTCGCATGGTAACAAAGGCGAGCGCGCAACGCATAAGCGACCTGACCTACAAAGCCAGCTATAAGTTTACGTTTATGACCCCCGCCACGATTGTGATTAGCCCTGTCAAGGCTAGAAGCGAACGGCCTGGGCAGTGATTAGAAATTATCTAATAACTGGAGAAGAAGAAGATGACATCACTAATTATTTATTGCGCCGCAACCTGTATAGCGATAGGCGGATTGGCGATTGGAATTTTTGTCGCTGGCATGTGCGGAGTATCCAGCGCGGCGGATAAGCAAATGAGGTTGAAATGATCGACCACCTATCCTACTCATCCATCAGCATGTACCTCGCCTGCCCGGAAAGCTGGCGCAGGAAGTACATTGCCAAAGAGACCACTTACACCACCCCCGCCCTGGTATTCGGGAGCGCGATCCACAACACGATTGAGGATTACGTCAAGACCCACGACCCCATCCTGAAAACATGGGCGGAGCAGTGGACGAAGGCGACCGCGGGGCAAGTGGCCTGGGGATTGGATACCGCAGAGCAGCATTATAACGAGGGTATTCAAATCCTGACCGACCCGAAGGTACTATATGGACTTAACACCATCCGCCCCAAGTCCATCGAACGTAAGGTGGAACTGGCGGTGAAGGGTGTGCCTGTGCCGGTGATCGGGTACATTGACATCATCACGGAAGATGGTATCCCCGGCGACTTCAAGACATCGGCGAAGCCCTGGACGAACGACAGGGCGGAGAATGAAATTCAGCCCCTTTTCTACCTTGCGGCTCTCAACCAGGCGGGGGAGAAGGTGACTGATTTGAAGTTTAGACATTATGTGATTACGAAAAAACCCCCGACCCTGAAAGTATTTGAGTTTGCCCATCGACCGGGGGAAATCCTGTTCATTCACGAGATGATTAAGAGGGTATGGGACGGGATCGAAAAAGAGGTGTTTCCGTTGAACCCCGTTAGCTGGAAGTGCTGCCCGACGTTCTGTGATTTTTGGCAGAAGTGTAGGGGTAGATGATGGAAGAACGCGGCTGGGCTCGGCTAGGCGGTGCTAGGCATGGCGAGGCTTGGCAAGGCGCGGCGGGGCGTTGCGTGGCGGGGCACGGCAAGGCAAGGCTCGGCACGGCTTGGCTGGGCGGGGCTTGGCAAGGGTAAGATGAGCAATTATCGCAAGCCTGAAATAACTCTGCTGGGCTGGGCTCGGCACGGCGGGGCAGGGTGTGGCAAGGCCAGGCTGGGCGAGGCCAGGCCAGGCTCTGCTTGGCGGGGCTCGGCATGGCCAGGCACGGCAATGCGAGGCAAGGAGTAATCTTATGAGAGCAGACTTAATCCGAGAAGCCATCCGAGAACTGCTGACAAAGATACACGACATGAACAAAGGCAGCCAGCCACTTACCCAAGAAGAATGGAAAGAAGTCATGCGAGTCGTGATCCGAAAAATGGGATGGGAGAAATGAAACGCAAAACGAGAGCCAAATATCTACCCGGCGAAAAGAAATGCAAGGGATGTGGCGCGGAGATATCCACCCGGAAGATGTGGTGTGATCAATGTTCGGCGGAGCGGCAACGGCAGCGGGTCAACAGAGCGTACCATGCGAGGAAGTGCTACACGCCCCCGACTCACCCGTGTGTGATATGCGGGGATCCTATAACGCAGCACAACCAGGTCTATTGCAGCGACCGATGTAAGGCGGAAGCCAGGTACAGACGAGAGGCGAAAAGACACCCCCAGCCGGGGGACTATGCCTGCGGCCCGGTTGATTCTATGCCACGCGGATGGAACATGGACAGCAAGCGGGGGTATGACATAAGCGAATGGCTGATGGCGTCGGAGATGGAGAGTGTGGCATGTTTGTGAACTGGTCTTGGAAGCGGATGATGATGATGACTGTGTGTGTTTGGAAGAGGAGATCAGGACGATGACAGACTTATACGCAGTAGACGTACCGGAATACGAATGCTACGAATGCGGCAAGCCCCTGACCGAAGAAGAGGCGCAAGACGAGGATCGGGTCCACATGATCGGCGACCGGTATTATCACGCCGAATGTTGCCCAATGTGCCGCCGAAAGACGTATTTCGAAGATCGGGCCGTGCTGGTGTTCAAGTGAAATCCATCACCACGTTTCTGGGAGCCGCCCTGAATGCCGCCATCAACTGGCTAGAGCATGGCGACTTGGTCTTGGTCATGGTCATCGTAAGCGCAGTCCACTATGCGGTGGTGCTGAATGGGCGTGACCATTGGTTTGTCGCAGTTATCATCGGTCTGTTAGTGGACTTGGGCCACTACAGATGGGTGCGCGCTGCCGCCAGGTACGATGGCGGCAAGACCGGTCAAATTGTGACACGCTGGACATTTGCGATTGTCATGACTGCCATCAGCTTCGCCTATCACTGGCGATACTACGGCGGGGATATATGGCTGGCTGCGCCAATCCCGCTGCTTATTGCAAGTCTGGCATGGCTGGCGAAAGTTGACCCGCAATCCACGACAAGAAAGGCAAAGCAGCCTGACACGGAAACTGTCACTGACACGCCAAAGGTGACAGTTGGCGAAAAGTTGTCAGTTGCAGAACTGGCGGCGGCGGAGGGTGTCAGTCAACGCACAATGTACCGGCGGTTGGCGGAGCGGAAGAACGGGAACGGCAAGGTGAAGGATGTCTTACACGGCTAACACCGATGACCAAGTGATTGACCAGCGCGTTGGCGTGGTTACAGACAACGCCTATCTCCACACGCGCGAGGTCGCCTTCGTTTATCCGGCGCTTCAGGCGATAGGGGCGGGAGTATTCGTTGCGCTATTCGTATTGACATTATGGTTGGTCGCAGGCTGGCCGAAACATTGGGAGGCTACTGCAATAGCGTTCACTGGCGTCCAGATGGTTGCGTGGTTCTATTCTTTGTACCGATGGAATCGCTGGGTGTACAAGATCGAAGGGTGGACGGGATTGGACATCAACCAGGATACATACGTTGGCCAGCCGGAGCCAGTCCAGACCATCAGGATCATCAGCCCAGACGGGACGCATGAGACCATAGCCCGGTTGCCAGGAGCGCCAGAGAAACTCAAGGAATTTGCGACCGGTCTTGTACACGGAGTTCCACTGACGGTAGACGACTGGACAGGATCGGGCAGACCGTTTTCAAAGCGAGAGTACAAGATCATCATTGACGAAATGCTTGCCAGGGGACTGGCGGAGATGAAAAATCCTAGTTCCACGTTTTCAGGAACGCGCCTAACGCGAACGGGCGCAGCAACCATGCGAGATATAGCAGGGGTCAGGCTGAGCGAGTTGCAACCCCCCCGCTAAGAGGGCGTGCATGGGCGTGCACGCGCTACAGGTCATGCCTGCCCGTGCATGCACGCCAATAATCAGAACTATCAGACACAGAAAGAACAGGAGATAATAATGAACGCTGAATTACAGAATAGGTTGGACGTATTGTTTCGAGAGCCTATTGCCACACCGATGGAGTTGCAAGAGACTTTCACCCTAGCCCAGGAACTGATCTGGACTTACCCGGTACGCACCGGAGAGACGGTCATTGTCGACATGCAGATCGACCCCGATCCCGACCGCGTCCTGGACGCATCCATGTGGGGCTTGCATATTATCTGCAACGCCAATGATTGCATCGGCTGGTCTGACAACGGAATCAAACTTGCCGGCGCGCCAGGCAGCGTTGAGTGTGTGGAATACCTCTACCAGCGCTACATGGAAACCTGCTCGAAACTGTTCGAGCAAGACTATCTGGAATCGCATCCACAATTAACCGAAGTCCCCTGGGAAGAAGTCAACGCCGATCTGCATCTCTATTGCAGCAAGGTGGACTACGCGCTGGGCAACATATTCAACGAGATAGTCTATAACCGCAAGAAAATCCGCGCCGAGGAACTCTACCAGGAATGTATCGTCGGATTCGATGTCAGCATGTTCAACGTGAACTGATGAACATTGTTGCACGGATAGTGCAGGCTATTGATGATGTCGTTGATCGGTTGGAGTGTTACCCGCTTCAACCGGTCGATGACTATCAGACCGCGCCGGTAGTGTATCGCCAGTCCAGCATTCTTGACCCGGAGCAAGAGCGCCGGATCGACATGGACAGGCTGGCATACCGGCAGGTCAAGGCGCTGGAAGAGATCGCTAAGGAATTGCACACGCTCAACGCCAGACCAGCGCCAGTTCAACCTGCGCCGATCATCATCCGGCAGGCAGCGCCCGTTGCGCCGAGGCCCGTTGTATCACAGCCTGTCACCCGCACAGTAAGTAGCGACCCGTTGACAGTGTTGCAATTCACACCGGATAATTTCGCTATCGGGTATAAGGTGCTGCGCTATGTCAATAACAAGTTTCTGAGCATCTCGTATCCGGCGACATGGCATGGCAACCAGTTGACCGCCAACGGGCCGCTTCCACAGCCAACCGACCTGACAGATTATCATTATGGGATTTATTTCTGCAAGCATTTCCGCGACCCCTTACTCTCCCACTACCTGCGATGGCCAGACAGCGTTCTGATCCAGGCGCACTGCTGGGGCGATCTGGCTGAGGGCGAGGATACGTTGTTCCGCGTTGAACATGCCAGGATCGTTAAGGTGCTAAGTCCTATCGCCAACCAATGGGTAGACCCGCCAGGAGGAGGATCATGAGCAATATCGGAAAGATCAAGCGCATTATCAGGGTTGTGCCAACGCCCGTCAAGCGACCCGCCGTGATACCGACAATTCCGGAGCCTGAGCCGGAGCGGATCCACGTTCCGGATTGGCCTGTCAAAGTACCTGCGAAGATAACCAACAAATGACCCGCTTGCCGTGCCTGATCCTGTTGCTCATCCTGTCCGCCTGTATGCCGACCACGCCGGACGGTCTGCGCGCAATGGCCGCAGACATGGAAGCGGCGGAGGCGCAGGCACGGGCGCAGGCAAGACAGGCCGAAGCGGAGCGAGCAAGGGCAACGCAATCCGCCATCGAAGCGGACTGGCAGCGTCTGGCCGTCACACAGGCGGCGCAGCAGGTCATGGAGACCGCAAGCGCAGCCACCGCAACGGCGGCCAGCGTAGAGATGAGCGCAAGGGCAACGCAAGCCAGCCTGGATGCGGCGCTCGAAGCGCAGCGACTTGAGGCGGATAGGGTGCTACGAGAAAAGACGGCGGACATGCAATTGAGGCAGGCCGGGCTATGGTTGGCGATAGGGTTTGGGGCCGCGTTGACTGTGATCCTGTTCCTGTTTGCGGTCAGCGTATTAATCACGAAGTACCGCCGGGATACCATCCGCTTTTTGGAGGTGCGCAGGGCGCTGGCTTTGCCGATTGGGAACGTGGTAGAGGCGGAGGAATTATGAACGAAGTTTGGCGTGTCCTTGACTTATTCTGTGGTGCTGGCGGTGCGGCAATGGGCTACCACCGCGCTGGATTTGATGACATAACCGGCATTGACATCAAGCCTCAGCCGCATTATCCATTCAAGTTTATCCAGGCGGACGCGCTCGAATACCTGGCGGAGCATGGCTCGGAATATGATTTTATCCACGCCAGCCCGCCATGTCAGCATTATTCTTCGATGCAACACATTCTAAAGAATAAGCACAAATGGCCCGACTTGATTGACCCGACAAGGCAGCTGCTTGTTGCAAGCGGTAAACCGTATGTTATCGAGAACGTAGAGGGCGCGCCATTGAACATAAGCGTTATGTTGTGCGGTTCGATGTTTGGGCTGGGAATGATACGCCATAGGATATTTGAGACTAGTTTCAACTCGTTTGCGCTTCTTCCGTCATGCAACCACCACAAGGGTATGTATGACCCGTGGCATTATGGAACTGACCAGCTTGTAAAAATGTCGGAGGGCATGGGTATTGATTGGTTTATGACCCGCGATGAAGTGCGAGAGGCAATTCCGCCTGCATACACGGAATGGATCGGTAGGCGGATGATGATGGAGATTTCAGTAGGTGCAAAAAATGCACATACTGAAAATGGACAGGAATTGTAGACTATCGAACAGGGAAATTCTTTGACAAACTACACTGCTGCACTGACGTACGCGCAAAAAGGATGGGCGATATTCCCGGTACACAACATTGCCAACGGACATTGTACGTGTGGGAAAAGTTGTGACAGCCCAGGTAAACACCCGCGCACAATGCACGGGATCAGCGACGCGACCACAGACACCACCCAGGTTGACAAGTGGTGGCGACAATGGCCGGACGCGAATATCGGGATGGCTACGGGTGCTGTATCGGGGGTGTGGGTGCTGGACATCGACCCCCGGCATGGCGGGGATGAAAGCCTGGACTTGCTGGAGCAGAAACACGGGCGATTGCAGGCCACCATCGAGAGCCAGACCGGAGGCGGGGGGCGACATTTGTTTTTCGCCTATGCCCAGGCGGTGAAATCCCGCGCCAACCACCCCGGCCAGGGGATTGACATCCGGGGGGATGGCGGGTTTGTTGTCCTCCCACCCAGCAATCACATGAGCGGGCGACTGTACGAATGGGAGGCGAGCAGCGAACCGGATGGGAACACTGCCCAGCCTGCGCCGGAGTGGTTATCCACGTTGATCGGGGGGAAGGATGTGGCAAAGAAGACCGATGCGCCAACCACCAAGAAATACTCCACTGCGGGGGGACGGAATACCGCGCTGACTACGATGGCGGGGAGGATGCGCCGGGCGGGGTTGGACGCCAGCGCAATCGAGGCGGCATTGCGGGAGCATAACCGGGTATACTGCGCCCCGCCTCTGGATGACAGCGAGGTGAGCAAGATCGCCAATAGCGTGGGGCGGTATGCGGCGGGGAGTGTGCCAACCGATGATGAACTGGCGGCGTTGTGGCTGAAGAACTACCCAGACACCGCCTATGGGTTGGGCGAATTCCGGCGGTATGCGGGGGGATGTTGGCCGATTATCCCGCGTGACCGGGTGGAACTGGAGCTGCTGCACATCATGGAGGAGGCAAAGCGGGACGGGTATAAGCCAACCTCCTGGAAATTGCGTAGCATCATGGAGATTGCCCGGATCAAAACCAATGTGGAAATCGAAAACTGGAATAGCAATAAGGATTTGATCGTATGCAAGAACGGGACATTGCACATCCCGACCATGACATTGATCGCCCACGATAAGAGCCACTACCTGACAGCGGGGGTGGCTTATGACTATGACCCGGATGCCACTGCGCCCACCTGGGATTATTACTGCAAGACGATTTTGAATGGCAAAGAGCAATTCCTACAGGACTTTGCCGGGTACGCGTTGACGATTGATACCCAGTATGAGCTGGCTGTGTGGCTGTATGGTCCGGCGGGGAGCGGCAAAAGCACCTATATCGAGGGGTTGCAGGCCATGTTAGGGACACGGGCGGGGCTGCTGGGGCTGAAAGACCTGGAGAAATCCCGCTTTAGTATGACCGACTTGCCGGATAAAACTTTGCTGGTAAGCACGGAGCAACCGAGTACTTACATGCAGGCCACGGATATTGTCAACGCTTTGATCAGTGGGGAATCGGTGACAGTTGACCGCAAGTTTAGGGATCCAATCACCATCCAATCTAATGCTAAAATCTGCTGGGCCATGAATGAACTGCCCCGGGTGGGAGATGGTAGCAATGGGCTATTCCGGCGGGTGAAGGTGGTGGAGTTTTCCGAACTGCCAGGCGGGGTGCGAAATCCGCATGTCAAGTTGACTATCCGCACAGAGGGGAGCGGGATACTCAACTGGGCATTGGCTGGGTTGATCCGGCTCCAGGCGAATGGCGGGTTTGACATCCCGCAATCGGTAGTCGATGCCACCAGTCTATTCCAGATGACGAACGACATCCCGGCTGTGTTCGTGGATGAGTGCTGCATCCGGGGGCGGGAGTTCAGCATTTCGAGCAGCGAGTTATACCGGCAATACCGGACATGGTGCGATGACAACGGGACGAAGGCGCAATCTTCCGTGTCGATTGCTATGGACTGGCGGAGGTTGGGGTTTACCCGACGTAAGATACCGGCGGGTATGGTGTGGGATGGCTTGAGAATAAAGAGTATTTGACTCCCCGAAAGGGGAGTTTTTATTTAATGCAAGGTATGCAAGGTTATTCTATTAATGTGAAACGGGTTGAAAAATGTCGGAAAACGACATGAATTTTTATACACTATCTGTACAATAGTTAGACTATGCATAGTATGCAAGGTATGCAGGGTTTATTAATTAAAAATAGTTTTTTTTAAAATTTTAAAAAATATATATATTAAATTAAATAACCTTGCATACCCTGCATACCCTGCATTAAAAAAGCCCCCGTCTTCGGGGGGCTGGGGGTTAGTGGCGACCGGGTTTGGGCCTGTTCTGGAGGTAGTGATCCAGTCCATCGGAGGGGAGGATCCAATCCCGGCCAACCTTCTGAGCGCCGGGGACATGGCCCGCAGCACAGGCGAAGCGCAGGCCCCGGGGGGTGATGGTATGTTTTGCGTGGTCACAGGCTTGGGCAATGGTTAGTAGGGTCATTGGATTTGCTCTCTTCCAGGGTCAACTGTTTTACAACGGGGGTGGGGGTAAACTTCTCGTCCTTCACGGTCGGAGCCGTGCCACTGAACAGGGGGAGATCCTCTGTTTGGAACATGGTTTGCTGCTTGGGTTTGTTCATTGGGTTATTATCCTCTGTATTTCGGTAGGGTTCGGTAGTATTCTGTGCAATCGTAGCCGGTAGACTTCGGGTTATACGTTCTCGTGCATACTCGGTTAGTGTGAAATGGCTGTACGTTCGAATGCGCCAGGTTGATTGCATCTTGCCATGATGCGTTATTGATTATCCATCTTCCGCTGAGGTCACTCCATACGCTGTACTTGGTTTGGTCGTTCATCGTTATCTCTCTCTCTGCGTTTATGCCATGCGCAGCCCGGCGGGTGGGGGGGGGTTATAAATTCGACTTGATTTCTTTTTCGAGATCGGTGATCTCTTTGAGCGCCCATTCATCAGCCTTGCCAAACCGCTTAACCATATCTTCCGCAGCCATTCGCATGATGTTCAATCGGACATTCAGTATTCGCTGGCTAAGCCGGGTGCGCTGTGCGCTGGTCATGTTTGAGCCAGGTTTGTCTGCCAGGTATGCCTGGTGGTTGAGTTCTTTCAGGGTATCGCCAAGTTTAATAAATGCTGTGTCGGTCATGTTCGTTATCTCCGTTTCTTTGTTGTCTGAACTGTTTATATAATACCGCACACGGTAATGAATGTCAATAGGCAAACTACCGCAAACGGTAAACTCTAATCTACCGTTCTAAAACGTTCTACAATAAATCATACTTGTAATTTACAAGTTTATGACTTATAATCCGATTAATATGATAAATGCGGGGACGGTGGTACACATCAGTGATCTGCACATTAACAGCACGGTGGCATTATGTCCGCTGGCGGTTGATCTCGACGACGGCGGGACATACCACCCAAGTCGGGGGCAGCGGTGGCTGTGGGAATGCTGGCAGGATTTCGTGAACCGGGTGACAGCCATTGAGGGGGAGAAGCTGCTCATCATCGGCGGAGATATGGCGGAGTTGGACACCAAACGGAGAAGCGTCCAGCTCATCAGCGCGAACAAAGCAACGATCATGCGCATGGTGGGGGACGTGTTGGACCCGCTCACCTCCCAGGTGGGTGGAGTGGTCGTCATCCGGGGGACGCCGGCGCATGTGGGGAAAAGCTCCTGGATTGAGGAAGCGATTGCCAACGACCTGGATCATACCGTTCGGCAGAGTAAACAGACGGCCAGCTGGTGGCAATTCCGAGCGGTGATCGGCGGGCAGCGTTTTGATGTGGCTCACCACGCCGGGATGAGTGGCCGGGATGTAGCCAGCCATAAAAGCCCGGTTGATTTGGCGGAGAGGGCGCTCTGGTATTACCGGGTGATGGTGCAGCAACCCGCCCCGCACTGGGTGATCCGCAGCCACAACCACAGATATCGAGAGGCGGAGATGCACGGATTGAGAGCGGTATTCACCCCATGCTGGACGATGGCAACTGAGAATGTATACCGGTCTGGGAGCGAGTATAGCCTGGCGGACATTGGCGGGGTGGTCTGGCAAGGTGGAAAGATGAAAGCGACTATCTACCCGGCGGAGATGAAAAAATTTTGGACGCTGAAGATTTGATGGCTGAAGTATACGCAGCGTTTGGAGCGCCGGAGTTGGGGCCAGGGGAATTTACTGTGAGTATGTACGCCCGGAAATTCGGGTTGACGAAAGACACAGCGAAGGGCGCAGTCACAAGAGCATTGGAGGCTGGCGTGATTGTGGAAGTGGGAGATCGAATGATAAACGGAACAAGATGTAAGGGATACAGGAGAAAAGCAGATGGAGACGATTGAATTTGTAAGCAAGCTGGCTCAGGAATTGGCGGTCGCATTGTTACCCGTTTTGGCCGTGTTTCTCATGCGCTGGATCAAGGTGAAGGGGGATCAGGTGCTAGCCCGGATCGAGAAAGAGAAGCCCGATCTATTGGGAGAACTCACCTGGATTGCGGGAATTGCGGTTAAGGCGGCAGAGCAGGCGGGGGCAGCTGGATTTGTCAACGATAAGAAGGTATATGCCGTCGCAGTTGTCCAGGACTATCTCCGATCTAAAAACATTCCAGTGGACTTCGGACTGATCTCCGCAGCAGTGGAGGCGGCAGTGATGGAAGAATTCAACCAGTGGAAAACACGCCCCACCCCGGAAGAGTAACCCCGATGGCAGAAGATGACAACGGGAACGGGAGAATAACTCTCGCAGTTCTGGGCGCCAAGTTGGATCGGTTGATTGATGATGTGGCGGAGATCAGGCACGGGCAGGATGGATTGATCAAGCAATGTGCTGCTCACGAAGAGCGGATCACAGACAACACAGATGAGATCGACCGACTGCGGAATGTGAGTACAGGATGGAGCGCGATCAATTCACTCGGCGCAATTGTGGCTGTAGTTTTTGGGTTGAAACAATAGTTGAGATCATTGGCTGGATGCTGGCGCTGGGCGTGATGATGACCTATGGTCTATTGATGCTCATCCTGGCGATTATCCTGATAGGTGTACGATGAGAACAGTTGAGACCAAACTAAACGCTAAACAACTGGTATTCGTTGAAGCCTATCTGCGGACGTTCCAGAAGACGACTGCGGCAAAAGAGGCTGGCTATTATGGCACAACCCAGGAAGCAACCCGGCTACTCGCATTGCCAAAGGTGCAGGAGTATATCGCCAAACGAATGTCAGAGCTGGCAATGCAGGCTGATGAAGCGTTATACCGGCTGGCGGAACAGGCCCGGATGAGCATTGCTGATTTCATCATGGAGGATCCCAACTCCCCCGATGGATTTACCTTGAACTGGGAAACTATCCGGGCGAGGGGGCATCTCATCAAGAGCATTCGGTCTGGGAGAAGTGGCCCGGTGATTGAACTACACGATGGGCAGAAGGCGCTCGAATTGATTGGGCGGAATTTGGGATTGTTCGTTGACAAAGTGCAGGTGGATGAGAACCAGAGCGGCGAGATCACAGTGAGGTTTATACCCAGTGGACATCAAGATCAAATGGTATCCCCAACCGAGGCAGGCCGAACTCTTGAAAGCGGCGGGTCTGATGGGGATACTGGACGGATCGAAGATTGAAAAGCCAGTCTCCAGGCTGATCGGATATGGCGGGGCGGCATTCGGCGGCAAGACCGACGCAGCTATAGGGCTGGCGATGGTGGCCGCGTTTGCATTTCCCGGCGTGAGGATCGGGTTGTTCCGGCGAAACTTTACTGAATTGGAAGGACCTGACGGGCCAATAGAAAGAAGCCGGGAACTACTCGCGGGGATCACCGAGTACAACGCCGGGCAGCACCGACATACATTTCCCACTGGAAGCCGGCTGTACTTCCACCACTGCGCCACCGAGGATGATCGATACAACTACCAGTCACAGGCATGGGACATTCTGCTGATTGACGAAGCGACCCACTTCACCTGGCCGATTGTTGACTACCTGATCACACGCAACCGACCGACGATAGACCACCCCGACTTGACCCCGTTTGTGGGAATGATGACCAACCCCGGCAATGTGGGGCATGAGTGGTATTCGCAACTGTTTGACGTATTGAAAACATCGGGTGGACATCGGCAAGTGAAACGGGTACTGACCCCCAATGGAAAGTATGAGCAAAGCTACTTCATCCCCGCCCTGTTGGAAGATAACCCGATTGGGCTGGAGCGTGACCCCGAATATGCCGACCGGTTAGAAGCCAGAGACCCGGATGTAGCGCGGGCATTGCGTTATGGTGACTGGTCTGTGTTTGCAGGGCAAGCCTTCCCCACCTGGCAGCATAACCGGATCGCCTGTCCACCGAGGGAGATACCGCTGTGGTGGCCGAAGTGGAGAGCGATTGATTATGGCTATGAACACCCCTGGGCGTGCGGGTGGTTTGCCAAAGACCCGGACAAGGACCGGCTGTATGTCTACCGGGCAATCAGTTTATCCGGGCTGACAGATGAGCGGCAGATTGCAATGGTCAAAGACAGCACCGCGCCAGAGGAAAATATCCTGTTTACGTTTGCCTCCCCCGATATGTGGGAGCGGAAGAATAAAGATGACATTGTTTTCACCACCGCGGATGTGTATGAGAAAGGTGGTGTGGTGTTGACCCGGGCCAATAATGACAGGCTGGGTGGCAAGCGGCGATTACATGGGTTGATGCTCGACAAGCCAGACGGGAAGCCGGGGATCCAGGTATTCGAGCCGTATTATTCTGTGTTTGGGTGCATGGTCACATTGATCAAAGACCCGAAGAACCCGGAAGATGTGAAGAAAGTGGACGGGGATGACCCCTATGACATGCTGCGATATGGGTTGACTAATCTCAATTTGAATGCCGGGCAGCAGGCGGAGAAGCAAAGACAGGTTTCGCCATTGGTAATGGCAGGAGGAATGCTATGAGTTTCGGAAGAGTTGTAGTTGAAGACATCTTGAATGGAAATATCAGAGACAACGGCCCCGCATGGACAACGGTGATGGGGTTGGCCAGCCAGGCGAGATTTACCAGCGCCGATCAAAGCGCGGCAGTGGCGGCAGTGACCAGCGCCCCAACGACTGGGCAGAAACTTGTGATCACTGACATTGTTGCGGCAGTTGATACCGCCATGAGATTGGACTTCTCGGAAGAAACGGCGGGGACAATCTTCCTGACGCTGTACCTACCCGCAAATGGATCAATCCAAGTCACCCCGCATGGCAAAATGAAACTGAACACAGCGAATAAAAAACTGATGGTACGGTCAAGCGCATCTGGGAACGTTGCTGTTCAGGTGTTGTATTATTCGGAGGCGTAATGGGCTATCCGTTTCGGGGCCATGATGCCCTTAGTGGGGAGGCCTGGTATTTATCAGGCGGCATCGCGGCGGCAGACGTTGCCGGAGTATGGCAACCCAAAGGCGCGGCAAGTCTGGCTGCATCCTACCTGAGATTAGCGGGGGATGAAGGTTATGCAAACCTTGATCCTGCGGTTGTTGGAAATGGCGTTGCGCCAGGGTTCGGGGCTGATGGTTGGATTGGGAACGCGTCTTCGGCATTTCTTGATTCTGGCCTAGTGCCTCAATCAACTTGGTCGGCTGTAATAAGGTTTTCGTCCGCATCCAGTTCAACTCAATGGCTGTTTGGCGAGGCTCTTTCTAGTCGAGAATTTGCAATATCGCCATACTATACCAGCAACGTTGTTATCTATAGGATGGGCGGTTCGGCAAACGTTGCTTCCGGGCTTGCGTCTGGGGTACTGGCGATAACGCCAACTGATGTATACCGCAATGGCATAGACGATGGAAATATTTCTGGATGGTCTGGCACAAATACGTATAAGGTTTACTTCCTTGCCAGGAATTTGTCAGGATCGCCAAGTGGATATTTTGGCGGAATTATTCAGGCAATCGCAATTTACAAGACCACAATCACAGCCGCACAAGCGGCGGCAGTATCTAGCGCGGTCGCGCTAATCTAGGAGGATCAGATGGATTACAGACAGCAGATAACTTTAGCACGAACACAAGATTTCTATGAGCGGGTGATGCAGGCCATGATCGAATACGCCATCACCGTCAGCAAAGAAGAAAGCAGCGGGGATTATGACGTAGACCAAAGACGGGTGACACTGGCGCAGGACGTATTGAGACGAAGCACGGAACTCTCCCCCCGTTTTTCACATGCGGTTGCCACGATTGTGAAAGACGGAGAAGCAAGCGACGCTGATCTTAAGGGCGCAGTCGCAAGCGTGTGGAATGCGTTTGCCTGTCTCAACCCACGGGCAGCAAAGCCGGGTACAGTCTCGGACACACCCAAGATTGATGGTGAATTTGTGGGAAGTGAAAGCAACGTCCAGACCAAAACGTTTATGCAGAAGATATTCGGATAAGAATGAACCGCCGTGAATTTTTGAAGGCAACGCCAATCATGGTAGCAGCACCATTCACCCAGTATTTTCCAATAGTCCTTTACCACGCCCCATTTGGCGCACAGATCGAAGGGCGGGTAAAGACCTTTGAGTCTCGGCTGGCGGAGAATAGAGTATATCAGTGGTCGTTGAAGTGGCGGGATTGGTCGACTTCGCGGGCATTGTACGAAGAGAACGCGGCTACATTGGCGGGGCATCCACAGATCATCACCATAAAAGTGGTGCCTGAAGAATACAGGTTGTGGCCGGGGTTTGTCGGCTCTCCACCCCGGAAAGATGCTTACCCGGAATTGGCAAAGTTTGTTCAGGAAATTGTTTACAGGTTCAATCCGGAAACCATTGAACTATTCAACGAACCGAATGTGTTGGTATCGGATGCGTTTGCACCCGAATGTTTTGGAGCATGGGTTGAAGATGACTGGTATGGTGGTGGCAAGCGGTATGGTGAATGCGTCAAGTATGTTTATGAGCATGTGACCGGGGCCAGACTTTTAGCCGGCGCGCTGATGATGCACCCGAATAGTATGACATTCTTAAAGGGTGCGTTGGCGGCGGGGATGCGGCCTGATGGTATCAGCTATCACACCTATATCCGGCATGAAAGCGAATTCGGAAAGTTTATTGAGAATGCCCGGGCAATACGGCAACTGACAAATTTACCACTGACACTCACAGAGACAAGCGTATTAGGTGATGGCAGCCCGGCTCACATCCAGCGAAAGATAGACTACCTGTATTATCTGCGGGACAACGCTGCTGGATATGTAAACGGATGGAACTGGTACACCATCGGCGGCAATGGATGGGAAGATAGTGACCTGGACCCGCAAACAGTTTGGGAGGTATGGAAATCCTTATGAAGAATAACAGCAACGTAGCCAAGTGGAGAGAAATCCAAGACGAAGCCCTTGACCTGGAATCGCAACACGTTGGGCGAACAGAACTATTCAACGAGATGGAGGAGATGTACTTCCTCGAACCGGCGGACAAAGGGAAACTGGGCAGGCTGGGCGACAATACGAAAGTGACCATCTCCCCCGACCCCGCCAACCAGCTTGATGGAGCGGTGAGACTGATGACTGCGACCGATCCCAAGTTCAAAGTATCGCAGGAGATCCCCGACCGGGATAACATCGAGGACTTTGCCGATGCGATGTGGCGGGGAAGCGGACGGATCAGCGGCATCCCGGCCCATTACGATGCGATCCTATCCGCCCTGCTGTATGGCGAAACACACATGGGCGTCACGTCTATGCGAAAGATGGCGGAGTTTACCAAAGACAAGGTGAATGCACGAATGGCGCAGCAAGCCATGATGCAGACCCCGTATATGTTCCCGGTGTGGTCGCCGCGTGATTGCTACGCCAGGTATGGCAGGCTGGGACTGACCGGGCATTTGCGCAAGACGAGCATGAGCGTGCGGGATTTACGCTATGACTGGGGGGAGCAAGTTGACAGCGTTCTCGGGCATAAGAACAACCGGGATAAGGTGGACTATTATGAGTGGTGGGACACAGAATACCAGGCGGCATGGGTTGGCGGGTGTGCATCCCCGATACTATGCAAGCCACATGACCTGGCGTTCCTCCCGATTGTGCATTGCCTGACCGAAGGATCATCGGCGCTCTTCTCTGACACATCCAAACAACTGCGCCCGTTTCTGTATAAGGTGGCGAAGAGTGGTCTTTGGAAGCGGGACAACTTATTGATGACCGTCTTCTTCACCATCATCTTTGGCATTGGCGGCAACCCCATGTATAAATTCCGCTCACCCAGCGGCCGGCAATACGATGTGGACTGGTCGCAACCGGGTGGGGTGATTAATCTTGGTCAGGGTGAGGAGTTTGATTCGCTGATCAAGAATGCCATTGACCCGTCCATCATCCAGGGCAAGCAGATGATTGATGAGAAGATGGCTGACAGCACCATGTATAAGCAAGCATTGGGGCAGCCGTTGGGGGGGAGTTCGCCTTACAGTTTGGTGGCCTTGCTTTCACAGTCTGGACGATTACCACTGGTATCCCCGCAGCAGCGATTGGGCTGGATGATTGCCAGGGCAATGTGGGTGGCCTTCATGTGGATGAAAGAAGAGGGGAAGACCAAAGCGAAATCCGGGAAGTATGGAAAAGCGATTGAATTTGACCCGGCAGCCATTGGTGATGATTTTGATATTGACGTTGAGTTGGACATCAAACTTCCACAGGATCAATTGGGGCTGGCGAACGTTGCGAACCTGCTCACCCAGAGCGGGCTGGTATCGCAGGAATGGATTAGATCGGAAGTGCTGAACATCGGCAACAACGAGAAGATGAGTGAAAGCGTATTGCGGGAGCGATTTACCGGGATGCTGGCAGAATTCTTATCACAGCAGATGATAGCACAGCAGCAACAACCACCACCACAACAGCCCCCCGCAACTGGTGGACTTCCCCCGGAGATGATGGCGGGTGGAATGCAGGGGCCGGAACCTTTGCCGGGAGAAGCGCCACAGAATGGAATGATGTGAGATGGACATTTCAACTGTACGCAACGCATATTTGAGCGCCAGAGTGGAAGTGAATGGGGTGATCGGGAAGGTGATGGAAGACTTCTTCATGCCGGATGAACTGATCAAACTGGCAATGATGAATGCGACCATGCCCCCGGAAGCCAGAGCGTTATTAGATGCAGAGACGCAGGGGAAGATCAAGGAGGTATTGAATGGCAAATGATCCTAGAAGGCCCAAACCGATTGAGTGGGGCAGTAATAATTTATCCACCCCCGTACCGGGACAAATCCAATGGCCGAGTGGAGGAGGCTTATCTACCCCCGCCAAACCACCCCAGCCCATCCAATATGGCGGCGGTCGGACGGGTGTATCCGGGCAGACCACCAAACCAACCGGGATTGGATTGCAGATTGAAGTATCCGCCGATGGTAGTTACTGGCGCTACACCGTGCCTGGCAGCGGGTGGTATTCGCCGTGGAATATGAACACCACGCCCCCGCCAATGGCAATGGGTGGCAGTCCGACCGGCGGTACAACCGGAACGCAAAGTACAGGCGGGTACTGGGATCGGAACTATGGTGGCTGGCGCAGCGGCGGGGTGCTGGAAACGGCGCAAAAGAATTCTGATGGAACCTACAGCAACACAATGAACCAATGGGGACAGCCGATTGGGACGCCCGGACCGTATGGGCAAAAAGGCGGGAAAAGCGGTAAGCACGGTTCTGGACAGGCGATGAAGCCGGAGGACATCCCATCGGTAGAGAAAATACAGGCGCAAATCTCGCAGATGGAACAGGGGATTGCCAGCGGCAAACTCAACAAAGACAGAGCGCAATATAGAATAGCGGCGCTCAACTACATGCTACAGAAGTTTCATGGTGGAGATAGCAGCGCAGGCACACAATCCGGCGTTGCTGGATCAATTGTACGCTGGAACCCATAAAGGGCGGGTGATATGACCTTTCAACCCATTGAGGCAGAGGGAAGCGGGCAATCCGTTTCTATTGAACAATTTATTCAGGACTACCAACCCGGCGCAGATGTAGGCAGCGTGATCGAGGGCGGGGCGAACCGCGAATATTGGGCAAAGCCGGAGAACCTGGGGAAGTGGTACGAGACAGTATCCAGCATGGCCCCGGATGAAATGGCCCCGGAATGGCTGGACACCGAAGGATTGACCCTGGCTTATGACTACATGAGCCGATTGAACGACGGGAAATCCTGGACGGCATGGGACAAGACCCCCGGTGTGGATGACCCGGTATGGGACTTCCTGAAAGCATTATCTATTCCCCCGGAGGATATGGATATTCAGACCCCCAACCAGGTGGAACAGATCACCGTCCCCGGCGCGGAAACCACCCCAATGCAGGGCAACTACAGCACATTTGGGATGCCACAAGAGCAATGGGATAGCCTGTCAACTTTCCAGCAATGGATGACCCGGATATTTAGCACGGGCGCAACTGCCGGCGCAGCTCAGGGAGCAATAGCGGGATTGCAGGGTGGTGTACCGGGAGTAATTCTGGGTGGTGTATTGGGTGGAGTATTGGGAAAAGCAACAGACGCCCCCGCCTCCCCCACCTACGCGGGGCAATACCCCGGCGCGGCGCAGGCATCCGAAACATATTGGGATCCAAATAAGACCAATGTTGTGGTAAAGGCGTTGATGCTATTGAACGTTGGCGCAGAATTCACCAAACGAGTAGGGGGAATGGCCGGACTTGCTGGACTATCCGCATTGGGATCAACGGAGAAGGCAATCACCGGAGAGACAGGACTACCCCTGATCACCGAATTGATGGACAACCTGGGGGCGGCGTGGGATGTATCGCAGTTGGCCTACCGGGTATTACCCAATGAGGAAATCCTGAAAGCAGCCGCGACCACCGTCACCCCGCAAGCGTTTGTGGTCCGGTTTGGCGCAGAGCAGGCGAAAATACTGGCAGAACAATTCGAAAAACTTGGGATGGATATTCCTGATTGGGTGATGGGCGGGATCGAGAAAGCCGCACCCTACCTGGAAGGAAACCCGTGGGCGATTGTCGCAGCCAAAAACAAAGGCCAACCGGAAACCGCCTGGACGATGGGAACCACCGAAGTGCGCGAACTGGCAGAGTCGGAGATGGGATACCAGGCGCTTACCGAGGCGTTTGATCGGGTGGTTGGCGGCGAGAGTATGGAAAGCGTGTTTACCGACTACCAGAAACGGTATGGCTTTGAAGGTGAAATGCGGGAGTTATTCGGAACCATGCTGGCAGACCCGCTTAACTTTGCGGGAGTGGGGCTTTCAAAAACGGGGGCGAAGCTGGCAAAAGCGACCGGCTTTACGGCTGACTTTGTGAACGCATTGGACAGCTCGTCCGGGCTAATTCACGGAATGCGAACGTACAAAGAAGCAGCGAAACTTACCCAACCCAAAGACATCCACCTGAACAGCATCGAACGGTGGTTATCCCCCTGGACACCCGAAGGGAAAGCGAAGAGCCTGGAGAAGCCGGTTTATAACAACAAACTGGAAGCAGCCTGGGGCTACATGACCACGTTGGAACCGAAAGCGCGGGCGATTGAAGTGGTGGACGGAATGGGAACGAACCTGACCGGCGTGTTAGACCGGGCGGGATATGACCCCGTGACCATGCAGAAGTTTGTGGACGGGATTGCCAACAATGACCCGCGCGTGATTGCTGAAATCGGGATGCGCACATTGGGCGGGAGTGAAGCCGCAGCCCTGCCGGTTGCATTGCGGGACTGGTCGCCCAAAGGAAAAGCACTGGTGGAAGTGTGGAGCAAGCGGGCATGGTCCAGAGACATCCTTGCGAAAGTTGCGAAGGTAAGTGGGCGAAGTATTGATGATGTGTTGAAATCGCTGGACGATGTAAGCGGAAAAGAATCGGACATCCTGGCAAAACAGTTTGTAGAAGCCGCCCGCCAATCGGGGGATGAAGCTGCAAGTACAATCGTCCAGGCGTTTGATGCAGGCGACTTCAGTGGAAAGACCTTGCAGGACTTTGCCAAAACGTATTTGAAAGACAAAGCCCCGCTGACTGAGAGCGAATTCATGGGGCGATACTATACCGGCATGATGGATCACATCGAGAAATGGACGGCGGAATATTTTGGGGTGAAGCCCGACCACTGGACAATCCGCATGAGCAACACCGTGAAGAACGTCCAGGGCATCTTTATGCTGGACGGATCCCCGAATTACCTGTTTGAAAACGGGATGGATAACATCGTCAAGCTGGCCTATGAAGGTGTATTGGACTTCGATACCAAAGGGCGGCGGGATGCGTTCTGGTCAGAGTTTGGGGTTAAATCCCCCCGGATGGAAGAGACGTTTATCAGCCGGGAGAAGAACGTCAAAGGCGCAATTGACGAAGCCGGGGTACAGCCCGGAAAACTGGAGGACTTTAATAAACTGGTACGCTCTGGCCGACGCAGATTCGGGTTATTCTCCAACGCGTCCTCCAAACTGGAAGGGTGGTCAACCGACACGGCCATGTATCATGGCGTAAGACAGGCGATGAACTACCTGTGGCGACCTGGGAAGGGATTTGACCGGATACCCCCCGGCCTGGAAAGATCGCTGGATGGCATTCAGCCCGGACTGGCGAAGGTGATCGAGCGCAAGATTGCCAGCGGGGTAAGCAAAGCGCAGATTGAAAAAAGCATCTGGGAAGCAGCCGGAAAAAAGACGGTTGATGAAATCCTCGGAGAAGCGTCCGAAACCCTGGGCGTGGATGATGCGATGGCGCGGGATGCCATGCAGAAAACCGGGGCGTATGACTACCTGAAAGACAACATCCCGGAAAATGCCACCGATGCAGACATCGACAAAGCATTTGCAGGACTGGCGAATCACATCTCGGAAAAGATGGACGAATGGACAGACCTGAGAATAAAAGCCGAAGCCGAGAAAGCGGCGAACATCGCCAAGACCGAAGGCCCGCTGGGGATCGTTGACCTGTACGATGAAGCCGCCCTGGACGAGGCCACCACCCACATTGGCGGGTATGATGGTTGGGAGCGGGTGTACGAACTGCAAGACATGATGACCCCGGAAGAGTTTGGGCGGATGTTGAAGAACCAGCGCAGCCTATCCGATGCGGCGCACAAACGAAGCTGGAAGAGACGCCGGGCAAATTACGTGGGGATCACCGAACAACTGGGGATTGATGGACAATACGCCAAGACCCTGGAACTCAACCTGATCGACCAGGAAAAGAACTGGTCTGAATTCCATAAGCTGAAATGGGACTTGTGGAAAGACGCCAAGAAATCTAAGGACACCCCCGAATGGGCAATTGTGCGGGATGAAGTGCGGGCGAAAGTGCGGGCGGCATTCCAGGACGCCACCAGGGTTGAACTGGAATTGCAACGCAAGCTGGATGCAGAACTGGTGAAGACGCTGGAAGCGTGGTATGGGCCGGAGGTAAGCAAGATTGCCCAGACCTGGCGGGAAGGCGTGGCAAATATCCGGGAGGACATGACCCAGAGAATGTTGGCGCACCGGGAAGAAGTTGACCAGATCAAGAAGCCCGAAGAAAAGCGGGCAGCGTGGGACAAGTTTCTGACCGAGGAATACAAGCCCGCCATTGTGGAACGGATGCATCAGAACATCACCGGCGCGCATGAGGTTTATAAACTGGCAAGCGCAGCCACCCCGAAAGAAGCCCCCGCCCCCATCAAGAGCGCGGAAGAGATTGTAAGCACTGCGAGGGCGGAGTGGTTGGAGCAGGCCCGGGCTGATGTGGTGGTGAAGAAACACGGCCTGACCCCGGATGAGATGGGTACAGTCAACCAGATACGGCAGATTGCCAGTGAGTATGGATTGGCAAGCGCGAAGGCAGACGGATCACCTGACCCCGGATTTGATAGACATTTACTTGCTACGGTAAATAAGTATCTTGGTACAGACACGAGTCGGGTTGCAGACTTATCGCCGGATCAGGTGCGGCAGGCGTTTGAAGAAAGAGCAAAAGCGAAAGCACCGCGGGTGGAGATGGAAGCGGCAAGAGTGGTAGAGACGCCAGCCGTGGAGCCACCAAAGTCAGAATTCGCCATCAAACGCGAGGAACTATTCGACCAGACCCGCGGAGAAATGCCACCGGAAATCTCGGAAGCAGTAAAAGCAGAAGCCGAGATGATGTTGGAAGAACTCAAACAAGGCGAAGCGGGCAAGCGGGTATTCACTTGGGTGGACTACCAGAGCCAGCCCATTGTCACGGGGCAGCCATCAACAAATGCGCAATGGTATCGAGACCTGTACTTCGATAAGAAGCTGAACAAGAAAGCGGTTTACACAGCCCTGGAGCGGATCATTGAGGACAAGGGGAAGGATGACGTTCGCTATAAGAATGTGCGAGAAGTCAAAGACCTGTTACTTGATCGTTTGATAAATGGCGCTGAAAGTGAACTTGCCGGGCAAACTCCCCCAGACCCCAAAATCCTGACGTTTTTAGGCGATATGGAAGGGGCGGCGGATGCATTAGTACAGTGGATGGACTTGTACGAAGCGAACGGCACGCCCATGCCCTATGATGAAATGGTTAAGCTGGCTGGATCGGAGGAGGGATTTGCTCGTCTGTTGGACATCATGGATGAGATGCAAGCGAAGAAGCAACCTCCCCAACCAGAGGTGGTTGTTGATGATTCAATTCCATTTTTGCAGACTGAAGCCACCCAGCCACAGGTGGAAGCAGAGCGGGCGGCTGAGATGCCGGAGCAGGCGGCGGCTAGTGGGTCATCAACAAAAACTTTTAGCCCTGTTTATGATGACTATGTAAAACCATTTGCCGATAGATTGGCTGAAAGTAACGATCTATTAAGCATAGAACAGTTACTTGAAATGTCGAAAGGTGAAATCACAAATAATATAAAAAATCTCCAAAAGAAATATTTTGGGGATGACATCGAGTTTACCGAACGAGCTGTATTTGATTGGGCTATGTCGCAATACTACAGACAATTATTCAACTCAATTGATCCGCATGCTTTAACTTCTGAGAAGTTCTACAAGTTATATACTCCCGTCGAAATAATTGATGGCGAAACAAGAATCTATTCAAGAGAAGAATTCCCCTATCTAGTTGATACGTTTCAAAAGTACGGGAAGAAGTGGTTTATTGATGTAAATAGCGGCAAAGCAACGCCTATGGGGAATTACAGCTCAGAATACCTGAACGGTATTAGCGCAGATGATTTATTCGAGCTTCACGCAGCATTTGTTGAGCGCGCCCTCTCCGAAGGCAAGCCCGTTCCTGCTGAAGTGCTGGCAGACTACCCAGACCTGGCGGCGAAGTATTCGCAGCCCACCCCGCCAAAGGTAGAAGCGCCACAGGTGGAAGCGACCCAACCCCCACCCATTGAAGAAGTGACCATTGAAGAACCAATCACCCCCGCACCATTCGCACTTCTGGAAGAGCCAACATTAGAGGAGATGGCCGGGCGGATTGAAGAACTGGAACGGGAAACGATACAAGCGAAAGTGGAGGAATGGGGCGGGGAAGTCAGCGAAACGGCAAACCCCAACCCCAACCCTGTTGGTGACGCTCCCCCCGGAACCGTCACCGGACTATACCCCCAGGACATCGGGAAACTCTTCGAAAGCGGATGGAACGAAACCATCTATCATTTGATTGACACCATGCAGGGACGGATGAAGGGCGACACCGGCAATGCCGTGAATTTGAAAGACGCCAACCTATCCCCAGAACAGGTGAAGGAGGTAAGAAGATATCTCGAAACACAATACGCCAAACTGACAGACGCCAAACTGACAGCTACACGATACGCAAAAGTAAACCGGGACATTGCCCTGCTCGACTACACCAAACGCTATGGCGCGGACAACATAGCGGGGATCGTCTTCCCCTATCAGTTCTGGTTTACCCGGAGCGCGATGGAATGGGCGATGCGGGCGATTGATCACCCCGCTTATCTCTCCCAATACAGCCGGATAAGAGACGCCCAGGAGCGGATGAGCAAACAGATGCCCGGGTTCCCGGCGCGATTGCGCGGCAAGATGTCTATCCCATTCCCGTGGTTGCCGGAAGGGTGGGGGAATACCATCTACGTTGACCCGCTCAAACGGATGTTTAGCTTTGAACAGATGTTGAATCAGACCATGCGACCACTGCAACAGGATGAAGCCAACCGGATCAGTAAGGCGCAATTCCTGATTCGACAAATGGCGGAAGACGGGCAGATCACCCAGGCGCAGATGAGCGAAGCCCTGAACAACAAAGCCGGCCCGATATGGGAGAAAGCCATCACCCAGGCGCAGATGGAAGTGGAAGCGGAGATCGCCAACCCGATTGACCTGGTGAACACCATGAGCGGGTTTAGCTGGCCGCTGCAAGTTGCCTACCAGAAAATCATGGGGCGGGAAAGCAAGATCAAAGCCCCGCCTTCTCTGCAAGCCGTCACCAACATCACCAGCTTTTTTACCCCCGGCGGAGTGAATGCGGGTGGGTGGTTACAGAAAGCCCTCGGCGCGCCGGAGCGCGGGTTCCTGTTCAATTACTACATCGAACGGGAATTATCGAACATGGTCGCAAACGGGGAAGCGAACATAGAAGAGGTGATGCTGGCAATGGTAGACCAGCAGGGGGAATTGTGGCAGGAAGCGATGAGCCGGACGGGAAAGCAAGCGGCGGTCAAGTCGTATACTGCCACCCTATCACTTGACTTGTTCCCGGAAGGCGAACAAGAACAGCGGATACTGCAACAGGAATTCAGCCAGGCGATAGAAAACGGGACAGTGGCAGAATTCTTTGACGCCAACCCGGAATACGAAGCCCGGATGATGCTCACCAACTGGGACGACCCGGAAGAACGGGTGAAACGCTACCTGATTGGATCCATCTGGGACGCCTACAATGGCCTGAGCGAACTGGAACGACGGGAAGCGACCGACCAACTGGGAGAACTGTTCCAGGAAGCGTTCCTGAATAAAGAAACCCGCTCTTACGATGCAATTGATTTGGCAACGATCACGGAATGGACGCAGCTATTAGGCGGCAAAGTGCCAGACACCGCCCCCGCCGTGCCACAAGGGAGTTTGGAACTGCCCGGCCAGGCCGAAAGCGGAGCATACAGCACCTACCTGGAAACTCGCAAGACACAATTCCCGAATATCGACCTGATCCAGAGCATGTACTACAAACTGCCCCCGGCCATGCAAGATCAGTTCAGACAGAATAACCCCATGCTGACCGAATACCAGGAATGGCGGGATATGTTCATCGCAGAAAACCCCGACCTGATCCCGTATATGATCGGAGAAGAGAGCCGCTTATCCGGCGTCCCGGAAGAAATCTTGACGCAGGTGTACGCATACAAAGGTGAGAAAGCCCAATACTTCCCCAAGATCGGACTGACCCAGGACAAGTATTATTCATTGACCGGGGCAGCTCGCAAAGCCTACCTGTTGGACCACCCGGAATTACGGCAATACTGGGACTGGCAGAAAGCACGGCTGGCGCAATCACCGGAAATTATCCCCCATGTCAAGAGCAGCGACACGATAGCAAAGGCAGTATTGGGAGATGACTACACCGCCGGATACCGGGTGGATAGCAACCTGTTCGATGGATATGTCAGCACAGAACTATTCGCCCACACCCTGACCGGCAAACCGCTGGGCGAAGGCGCGCGGGCAGAACTCTACTCCCTGTGGAAAAAGGAAAAGAGCGGCCTGCCCTATGACGCGTGGTTGGCGCAGGTATTGGAACTATTTTCTTATCAGCAATAACTTGTAATTTACAAGCGATTGTTGTATAATAGCATTAATCTGATTAATCGGATGAAGGAGGATTATGGAAGGGCAAGAATTGAAAGTTGTTGCACCGCCCGCAGGCCAAACGGGTACTCCCCCGGCAACGGGACAGAGCGAGGCTGCAACTCAACCGACAGTCACCCGTGATGAAGTCTTAAAACTGGTGGGAGAAGCAGAAGAAAAAGCATTCCGCCGGGCGCAAGGTCTGATCACAAAAACAAACACACGCATTCGGAGCGAGGTAACAAAACTTGAACAGCAGCTTACCAAAGCAGGCGTGACGCTGGATGGAAATCAGAAAGCGGCGCTGGAGCAGCAAGTTACTGACCAGGTTCTTACCGAGGAAAACTCAGCGGCGGGGGAAGGCCAACCACCGTCCACACTGACAGACCCCTCATTGGTCGATCCGATTACCAAAGTGGCGCAGCAAATGATGGATGAGGCTGGGGTGGTCATCTACGATAATGACCCGGAAGCGAAACTCATTGACATGAGCGACCCCTACAAATTCCTCAAATCATTGCCGGCTGCCATTGAAGTCAAGAAAGCGCGTGAAAAATCCCCCGTGAAAGATGCGACCAGCACCCCCGGATTATCTGGGGCGGGCGGGCCGACATCACCATACTCAGGCAAAAGCGGGTTGGACCTGATATCTGAACATTTCAGATCGAAAGGTCTCTGACCCTTAACCAACGGAGGGTAACAACATGGCATATACTTTAGCCGATTACGCACGACTGGCGGAATCTCCGCTGAAGGCGGGCGTGATTGACATTCTGCGGATGGCATCGCCCATCCTGGACAGCCTTTCATTCAGTGACGAAGGCACGCTTGACATTGAACTCTTGCGCACCAAGAGCCTGCCGACCGTGTACAGCCGCAAAATTGGCGGCACGTTCACCGAGAGCAAAGGCCAGATTGAACCGGTGAAAGACCGGATCATCAACTTCGGTGGATACATCGACATCGACAAGACCCTGATGAAAGCCAAAACGCAGGTGGATCAGAAGGCGCTGCAAGTCTCGATGTTCACCAAGGCCATGGGCGCGTATTTCAACAACGTCTTCTTCAACGGCACACCGACCAGCGATTACGACTCTTTAACCGGGTTGTGGTATCGACTGGTCAACTACCTGCCCTCGGCGCAGTCTATTGCAGCCGGGAGTATTGACATCTCCCCGGACAGCGCAACCCTGGCGGCTGACAAAATCAAACTGGTCGATTACGTCCATCAACTGATGGATGTCACCGGTCACGGCGATGGCGGGCCGGATATTCTCTATATGGGGCGCACCCTGAAACTGCGCTTTGAATCGGCCATGCGCCAATCCGGCATGTTGGGAACCACGACCGACAGCTATGGTCGCACGTTTGCCACGTTTGGCGAAGGCGGCCCGAAGATCATGGAAGCGGGGGTAACTGACCCGCTGGATTTGACCGCCCAGGTGTTGGGTGTGGCTGAATTGGCTGATGGAACTGCTCTTACCGGCGGAGCATGTAGCTCGATTTACTCCGTAAAATACGGCGGAGAATACGTTAACGGTTTCCAGGTCTACCCGATTGATGTTCAGGACATCGGCCTGCTGCAAGCTGGGAACGCCTACCGGGTGACGATTGACTGGACGCCCGGCATCTACATGGTCTCGCCGTTCTCGGTTGGCCGCATTCATGGCATCGTGGCCGCGTAAGGAGGATGAAATGTTAGATGCAAATCTCGTGCTTAAAACCTCTGGAGCGCAAACCTCCAGCGTCACCAGCGCAACCGGCGTTGATTTCGGCGGAGCGGATGTCAACCCGATCACGTATGTGTTGAACTGCACCACCCTCACCGGCGCAACTGGAACGTTAGCCGTCAAAATCCAGGAGAGCGACAACAACTCGACCTGGCGGGACTTTGTTAGCTTCCCGACCCTGACCACTGCCGCGGGGATCCACCGCGTGACGGGCAAATCTGACGCCCGCTATCGCCGGTACTACTCCACCCTGGCTGGCACATCGCCCAACTTCACCTACTCGGTTTACCCTGAACTTGGCGGCGAATATACCAAGTTCTAAGACGGGGTAGATCACTTATTACCCAGGCCCGCCTGCTATCTAGTGGGCGGGCTATTTTGATAAGAAAGAGGACAATGCAATACATCACCGACTACAAAAACATTCACCGGGGCAGATGCTTTATCCTCGGAAATGGCCCATCCCTGAAGGGTTTTGACTTCAGCCAGTTGAATGGCGAACTTGTGTTCGGAACAAACAGGATATATCTTTCAGGATATACCCCGGATTATTACGTATGTGTCAACAGCCTGGTACTCAACCAATTCGGGGACGAGATCGGGAACCTTGACTGCGATAAGTTTCTAAGTGGCAGGGGGGTGGTCCAAAACCAAAGGGGGAAAGTCATCACCCTGGATACCGGAGAAGCGAACCCCGGCTTTTACTCCCCCGAAAAAGCCATTTGGGAGGGGTATACCGTCACCTATGTCGCCCTGCAACTGGCATTCTACATGGGATTTGAACAGGTGATCCTGCTGGGGGTAGACCACGACTACGGGGACACCGGAAGCCCGAACGAACGGGAAGTATTCGAAGGCGAAGACCGGGTACATTTCCACCCGGACTACTTCACGGGGTACGAGTGGCACACCCCCGATTTGAGAATGAGCGAACTGGCTTACAGCTTAGCCAGCAATTATTATCAGAAGCATGGACGGCATATTATCAATTGCTCGGAGAAAACGGAATTAGAAATATTCCCCGTGCTGCCCATGGCGCATGTTCTGGGGCCACGATACCGGGTGAGCGCGGTGGTATCCGCCTATTATGCAGAACCCTATATTGAGGAATGTTTGCGCGATTTGCGCAACCAGAGCGAACCGATTGAGATCGTGGTCGTTTGCCAAAAAGGGGGGATGGAAGAGGAAGTGGCAAAGGCATGGAAGGTGGAGCAGCTCATCACCACCCCGGATGTCCCCAACCTGGCAACCGCCTGGAACCTGGGCGCAAAGAAAGCACGGGGGAAGTACATCATCCCCGCCTGCACAGACGACCGGCTGAAGAAGAACACATTGGGGATCATGGCGGACTTCATGGATGGCAGACCAGACATTGATTTGGTCTATGCGGATGTGTTCGTCAGTTGGGAGCCAAACATCCCATATGATACTTTTGTAGCCAATAACCCGGAGGTGGTGGGGGGAAGACACGAAGGCCAACCGGGGGTATATATCTGGCCGGACTACAGCCGGGAAGCATTGGGGCGGAATTGTTTCATTGGCCCACAACCACTATACCGGGCATCCCTGCATCAGCGGGTGGGGTGGTTCGATGAAAGCCTGACATCGGCAATGGACTATGACTTCTGGTTGAGATGTGCGCGGGAAAAGAACTTCTACCACCTGCCCCTGGTGATGGGGGTGTATCAAGCCCGCCCGGACAGCCTGGAATACCGGACGAAAGACATCAGCATGAGAGAAAGTTTTCAGTCACAGCGAAAAGTTTCTGAGAAACAGATCAGTGTTACCGTATTTGGGGAAGATGTGCGGATTGAAGTGGGGCATAGTTGGGGATTTATCAGCAAAAGTGATTTGAAAAAGTTGGCGGTGAAGATATGAAAAACACCATCATCACTGTTTTCTTATCAATGGCAATGGCCGGATGCCTGCTCTTGATTGGCGCAGCTACGGTCGGAGTTGTCTGGTACACATGGCCAACATCATCGCCGGAAGTCCAGTATCAAGAGCGGGTGGTGGAAGCGCCGGTAGAAGTCGAACGCGTTATAACGCAAGTGATTGAGAAGATTGTCACGGCTACCCCCGCCCCCGAAGCGTTGCAGTATCCCATCGAAAACGCTTTATTACCCACATCCACAGCCACACCCACAGAAATACCCTCACCACCCTGTACCAATATTGCCTGGGTGGTAAGCCAACCAGTGAGTGACCTACAAGCGGGGGCGTTGGAAATTGGCAGAATAAAACGCTTGCATTTCATCATTCGCAATGAGGGCAGCTGCCCCTGGGATGGGTACGTGTTGACCAGCGCGGGGGTATTGCCTGACATCCCGATCCCGTTCACACCGCCGGGAGGCCTGGCTGATTTCAGCATTGACATCACAGTAAGCCGGTCATTCATTGCCCGCTTTGCATTGATGGCGGCAAACGGGGATCTGTTCGGCGTTCTCAACACCACCAGCCCGGACATGATCATTTACTATCGGCTGGATGCGTACACGGGTAAGAACGTGATCCAGGTTCCACCTGCATTGGGCGGCGGGACGATTACCTGTACAGGCGCGGGCTGAAGACGAACACGGTAGGCCGGTGGCTTACGGAGATAGGAAAACAAAAATGATCTATTGGGGTGTCCTCCTCGAACGAGGCATGTACGACGAAGCGGTAGACAGCTTATTGGGAGTAGCCTCCCGATGCGGATCGCAGAACTGGACCCGGATCAGCGTGCCGCACACCGCAACCGAATGGGCGCGGGAACAATTTACGGAAGCGTTTATGGAAAGCACCAGCGACCCGTATGACACATTGGTGATGTTGGATGCAGACCACAAATACCCCGCCAACGTGGTGGAAAGACTGGCGCTTGACCCGCACCCGGATTATGGGGTAGTGGCCGCGCTTGCATTCTGCCGGGGAGAAGACAGCCGCCCGGCGTTTTACATGAAAGACAGCGAAGACCCGGAATTCTGGTACTCAACGAGCAAGATACCGGAGAATAAAATCATCCCGGCGGACATGGTGGGAACCGGGGCGATAGCGATTCGGCGCTGGGTATTCGACAAACTGCAACCACCCTACTGGAAGAAAATGTATGATGTGGTACGCGGCGGGGAGGATTGGTACTTCTCCCTGCAATGTGAGAAAGCGGGGATTGCAAGGTACGTGCATACCGGCGTGGAGATCCCGCACATTCGTTTGGGAACTGTGACAAGAAAAGACTGGGAGAAATATTGCTATGACAACCTTAGCATCAGCGACACTTGACCTGGCCCGGCTGATCACCAGCGTGGTGGAAGGGACAGCCACCGGGGGATCGGCAACCACCCTGCTTGATACCGGGGTCACTGAAGAGGATGACTACTTCAACGGCGGAACCATCTGGCCTTTGAGCGGGAACAACGCCGGAAAGAGCGCAGTCATCACCGATTGGGCGAAATCGACCGGGACATACACCTTTGCCACCATGACCCTGGTCAACGCGGCGGGTAATCTATACGCATCCTGTAATGCAGACTTCCCCCGGTATGTTTTGATTCAGGCGATCAATAAAGCGTTAAGGGCCATTGGAGGAATACCGGCGCAAGATGCTACTTTGGTGACAGTGGCAGACCAGGAAGCCTACACCCTACCGGCGGGCGTGATCGATGTACGGAAAGTGGAAGTGGCAATGATGACCACCGCACCATACCAATACGTCCCGCATTTTGGCTGGCGGCAAATTGGAACCACGATTGCATTTGACACAGAGCGCGCCCCGGATGAAGCCGATTACAAAATCAGGCTGACCCATGTGGCATTGCCCACCACGCTTACAGCGGACACAGACGCGATCTCGAATTACATCTACCCTGACCGGCTAAGCTGGAAAGCGGCGGTACATGCGCTGAGATGGCGGGTACAACGATATCGGGAAGACCGCCCCGACCTGATCAAACTGATGAATGAAGCCCTGGCGCAAGAAGCCCTGATGGATGCGCGCTATCCGATCTATGGCTTACAGAAGACCCCGCACATGGGGGGATATTATGAGTGATTGCTGGCTATCAAAGAAGCCGCATATCATTGTCATTGCGATTATCTTAACCATCCTGGAGAGTATCTATGACCGCATCCGCCAGCCCAACCAATAAGAGAAGCAGCCACCACGTTGTACTGACCCAGGGAGCAACGTCAGTGGGATTGATCCTATGCAACAGCCAGGGCAAAGCCGAACCGCGCGCATTCAGGCGGCAAGAATACCAGCAGAGCGCCTTGCAGATTTCGACCGGGCAGCAGAAACATGCGGACTTCTCCGGGTTCTGGAAGTACATTGAACAGAACGATTGGAGCGGAGGCCGGGGGGCAAACGATTTTGACAAGGATACCAGCATGTATCTTGATGGCTACCAGATCAACACCATGCGACCGGGGGAGGTGATCTTGGGGCCGAAATCTACCATTGTCAGTTTTGGCGCTCTTGTATCAATGAGTAACAACATCGGAATACATTACAATACAAAAGCCTGCTACTTTTCCGGCGCAGTAACCGGAAGCACCGTTTACTATCGCACCAATAATAATGCCACTGTGACCATCACCGTAAAGGATGTCACTGTTACACTAAGAAAAACATCTGGAAGCGCAACCGCCGGGATTATGAGCCTGGGAATAAAGCCAGATGGCGGAAGCGAAGTATGGTCTGATAACAGCATATTTATCCCGTCTATCTCATCCGACGCGACATCCTACAAATTCACTTTTGCAGCGGGAGTGGCACTGACATCCGCTCAAGATTTTTACCTGACATTCAAAAACACAGGCGTGACCAGCAGCGCCGGAATTACCATTGCGCATCAAGAATCGGGATCGGAATGCGAACTATCCGTAAGCACAGACGGATCAACCTATACAGACACAGGTGGACTACCACAAACCCCAAGTTACGTCATGACCAATGGTGGATCAGCAAAGAACAGAGCGCATCTATTCGAGTATAAGGGGGCGCTCTACTATGCGATGCAGAACAACAATGGCACATCCAGCAAACTCTATTTGAACGGTGATCATGGACTGGCAAAGACCGGGGCAACCACAACCGGAGTGACCATCAAAGGCCAGGCGTCATGGGCAACAGACGAGGCCATAGGATGTATCTGTGTGATTGTATCGGGAACGGGATCCAGCCAACCCCAAAACTGGCGGGTGATCACAGACAGTGTTGCAACAAGCAGCAGTGAAACCGCACTGACATTCAGTGACCCGTGGGACATCGCCCCGGCTGAAAATGATGTGCTGGCAATCATCGCATCCAATAAGTTCACCGAGATCGCCGGGTTTGATACTGCTTACAACGTGGTGGTTACAGATGTACTCTCAATCAATGGAGCGGTGTATTTTGCATGTGGTGATACCGAAGTCCTTAAACGGGTAATCGCCTTCAACAGCGGTGGAACCTGGACGTATCATTACAGCGGATCAACCGCCGGGCAAGACGCCGAAACCGGAGCGTTTACTTTCCTCGCCTTTTCAGCAGGGAGAATATGGGGAGCAAAGGGCGGATACCCGGCCACCGTCGCCTATGCCACCGCAGTAGATTACACCGGCTACACTGGGACAGAAACCGTATTGACATTTGGCACAGCCCAGGTGGTGGGGGATCAATACGAACGGATCACCGGGCTGGAACGATATGCCGAAGCATGGCAAAACCTGATGGTTGCGCTCAAAGAGGGGAGTATGCACCGCTGGCGGGAAGGGACATGGGAAGAGTTTGACATCCGCCAGATGGGCGCCACCCGTGACCGGCGGAATGGAGCCGCTCATTGCGTACAAGATACCTACCTGTATATGTCGTGGCATAACACCGTGCTGAGATACTACAATGGGCTATTGGATGGGGTAGGCCCGGACAAAGCGGAAGTGGCAGTGCCAACCTCTGACCGGTTTGGATATTTCTCAGCCCTCGTAGGCTACCCCGGAATGCTGATCGGCGCGGTGGACGCCGGCAGCGCGGGGGTATCGAACGTGATCGCCTACAATGACCGCGGGTGGTGCGAGTTATACCGAGGAACGCTGGGAGAACGCATCCAAAACCTGTACATCCAAAGCATCCCCGGAAATGCGGTGGACAGGTTGTGGATTTGCGAGGGGAATAACATCATCTGGCTACCCCTCTCCACCGACCCATTCAACCACCCTGCAGATACCTACAACGGGTATAAATTCGCAACCGAGGGAACGCTAATCACGGCTTATCATTATGTCGAATTGCAGGAAGTGGACAAACTGTACTATGCCATGCGGACGATTTGCGAAGGAGCGGGGACGGATGAGACCGTTACCCTGGCGTATCGGCTGGATAACGCAACCTCCTGGACAGATGTCACGGGGACAATTGACACCTTTTCGGAAGAACTGGAGCTGGCGACGACGCCCAGCGTGGTAGGGAAGCGCATCCAATTCAAGTTCACTCTGAAGAGCGTGGACGGGAACGCCACCCCCCGCATACTGGCAATGGTGCATGAGGCCATGCCACGCATCCAGACAAGACACGCCGCGACCCTGACATTTAGGATTGCAGACAAGGACTTCAATCTTCTCGGAAAGCCGGACGATTACACCGACCACAACTTGAAGATGA